TAGCCGGTACAAGTCATCACCAATCGCAGAATCAGGATCAGACGGATCAACCCTCGCACGCTTCGCACGAGCCTCACGAATATCCGCCGCTTCCTTATCGCCCCGATCAGCGATCCCAACCAGTATCCGATCACGATGGCTTTTCCAATCCGCTTCTGCCCCAGCCGCTTGCTCCGCCGCCGAGTAATGCTGCTCAACCAGATCAGCCAACTCGTCATCCACCCGCATGATCCGCCGCTCCACCTCGCCTAGCGACGGAAGCTCGGGAAGCATCTGCCCCCCGTTGTCTCTTGTCCGCCCGTTTCGTGCGCGCTGGTCAACGTGCCTAGCAGGTCGGGCTGTTCTCGGATCGTAATGGTCTGACATACGACCATTCTACGATTCCGGTTGGACGCTTTCCGTGGCCTCAGCCGTCAGATCACCGGCCTGCACCGGACCGCAAGCGCGTGTCGCTGCGCGTGCGTCACCCTTCAAGAACACAAGAACATTCTGATGCGACTTGCCCATCTTGCGGGACACATCAAACTGTTTACCGACACGCAGAATCAGTGAAGCAAGATTCGTTACAAGGATCGCCTCGTTATACAAGCTGAGTCCTGCGTCTTGGAAAGCGCTGATCGTATCTGAAACAAAGTTGCGGTAGTTCCCGTCGGGGCCACGGAAGTCACCGACAACAACAACAGCGAACCTGTCGTCCTTCAACAGTTTTGTTGACGTATCAACAATCTGTCGGAATGACTCAATAAAAGTTGAGTAATCCATCGTTGAAAGATCACGCGGATCATCCGAGTACACTTCAAGATCACCATAAGGCGGACAAGAAAACCACAAATCGGCTTCTAAACCTTGACACAACTCGCCCACCTCTGAAGCGTCACCCTCAACCCACTGGGGTAACGGTGCTGCGGCGAGAACAACTGACGGTCGGATAGCGCTCACCCATAACAAGTCACCCGGTTCCAAAGTCGGAATGCACTTCGCCTCGTACCACGGGTCCAACTGCACCCCACGGAACACAGTCACCGCTGCCTCGTCGTGGTAATCGGACGGGTGGTCCACAATCGTCACCATTTCCTGCCAACCCGGTGGTGCGTGCCTCTCAAGGCGTTCTAACGGCGGATGACCGACACACACACCAACTACCGGAATATCCCTCCCCGACTCAACTAGACCCCACAGGATGCCCGCAAGAGTCATTCCTGACCCGACACTGTTCACAATCCGCTGAACCCCGTCAGGGATATTCGCAACCTGCGGTTTCGTAAACTCAACCGCCTCCGGCGCTTCCATCCCATACGGAATCTCAACCCAACCAGACTGCAACGCATCCTCACGCGCACGCGCAACGATCACCGTGTTATACCCCGCCTGATGTTGAATCAACTCGCAACCAGCGCCACGAGCCGCAAGAAGCTCCGGTGTCAAATCGCCAGAAGGCACATGCGCCCGACACTTCACACCCAACGCCGCTGCAATCTGAGCCACAAAGTTCACCTGCGGCGACTGCCGTGACCCAGCCGTGACAACCCCAACCCCTTGTTCACGCGCACGCTCAACCAGAAGCATACAAGTCCGAACTTTCGCACCCCTCACCCCACCAAAAACATAATGATCCTCACGTTTCAACCAGATGTCACCATGAGTTTCAACCGGTGTCAGCTCAGGCATGTGATCCTCAGGGACATCCGGCACAAACGACAACCCGCGGCAAAGCCTTTCACCCTGCAACCTGTTCGCCTCAACCTGCTCCGGGCGAACGTCAATCCCCGTGTACTCCCGACCCAACTTCGACGCAACAACCCCACGAACAGAACCCCCGGCGAACGGGTCCAACACCTGACCGCCCGGTGGACAAAACCACCTATAAACCAGTTCACACAAAACCGGGTCAAACAAAGAAGTTGAACCCTCACCGTAACCCTCAACCTCAACAACAGGTTCAACCATTTTGCACCATATCCGTCGCCTGATGGCCGTGACCCTGCGGCACAGCAACATTCCAAGTCAACGGTTTACCATCACGACCCAACTCAGACTCAATCCCAAGATCAGTCCACGCCCGTTTCCGATCCTGCCACCAACCCTCACGACTGTTCAACACACTCACAGGCAAACCAACAAACCGTTCAGCCAACTTCACCGGGGCCTTACGAGTCTCAGGAACCGGCAACTCCTCAACAGGCAAAGTATCCGCCAACAACGCATCCAAATCGTCAGCCGTATACGAAGCCGCAGCCAACAACCCCAAGTCAGCAGACATCACCTCAGCGATCATCCCCGCCAACAACTCATCATCATAACCACCCAACTCGGCAGTCCGATTATCAGCCAACGCAAACGCCTTAGCCGTCGCATCATCATCATCAACCCACACAACCGCAATCTCAGACCAACCCAACTTCACCGCCGCCATAAACGTATGGTTCCCAGCGATCACCTCGCCCGTACTCTCACGAGCAACAATCGGTTTCCGCTGACCAAAAGCATCCAACGAACGCATCACCGCATCCACATCACCCCGACGCGGATTACCAGTCATCGTTCTCAACCCCTCAACAGGAACACACAACCCCTGCAACTGCGGAACAACATTCGACACAACAACCTCCAAATAGAAAACCGATCATACCCCAAATAATGCCTAAACGTATGGTAGAATCACAACCATGATTGCAGACGACCTCCAAGAACTACTCGTCCCAATCGAAACCCTCACACCCCTACACCACAACCCCCGCCGCGGCAACGTCAACGCAATCAAAGCAAGCCTCACCCAATTCGGGCAACTCAAACCGTTAGTCGTAAACCAAGACGGACAAATCCTCGCAGGGAACCACACCCACGCCGCCGCCGTCCAACTCGGCTGGGACCACATCGCCGCCATCACAGTCAACCTCACCCTAGAAGAAGCACAAGCATTCGCAATAGCCGATAACCACACCTCCGACCTCTCCCGCTGGGACAACAAAGAACTCACAACAATGCTCACCAACATCTCAAACAACAACACCCAACTCCTAGAAGCAACAAGCTTCACACCCGAAGACCTCCAAGCCCTCCTCCAAACCACCGACAACCCCGCCGCCTTCCAACCACCAGAAAAAGACAACACAGAACACGGACAAGGAAACTGCCCCACATGCCAACGCCCCCTATAACCTCATACGACCACCCCGGCAGACCAACCAAGTTCAACAAAGAACGCTGCGACAAAATAATCACCGCACTCCAAGCAGGCAACTACCGAGAAGTAGCCTGCCGCTACGCAGGCATAAGCAACCAAACACTCCGAAACTGGTTGAAACAAGCCGAAAACCCCGACGCACCACCAGAATACCTAGCATTCTTAGCCGCAATAGAAAAAGCAGAAGCCGACGCAGAAGTCGCAGACATAGCCCTCATCCGCAGATCCGCCCAAGACGGACAATGGCAAGCCGCCGCATGGATTCGTGAACGCAAGAACCCTGAACGGTGGGGGCGTAGGGACGCATCGAAGATTGAAGTTACTGGCGCTGACGGTGGCCCTGTTGATATGCGGGTTACGTTAGGTGTTGACTCGTCTGCGATTGAGAGTTTGGCTATGAAGTTGGAGTCTCGTCGTCGTGCTGTTGAGGCTGATTCGACCGAACTTGAGTAGGGTTTCCTATTTGGTTTAGGGCTGTTTTGGGTGGTTTTGGTGGTGTCTGGTTTTGGAAACCCGCGCCGTTGCTGGGCGAAGTGCGGGTCGTCCACCGGCGGGTAAGCGGGTTTTGGTTGTGGTGGCCGGTTCTGTCCCTGCCCGGTAAGGGCCGGTCACCGCTCAGTTGTCTGCGAGGATTTCGGTGTGGATCACGCAGGCTTCTAGGTAGGCGGCTTCAAGTGTTGGGTACATGCCGTATGACTGGCCTGCTCCGGCTGGTCGGGTAACAGCGATCTGGTATCCGCTTGGCCTTGGGAAGATGATGATGCGTGCGCCGTTTTCGATGTTGGCGTTCCACCATGTGTGGGGTTCGGTGGTGGCGTGGCGTTGCCCTGTTGCTTTGATCGGTGTGAAGGTTGGTGCGGTCATGTTGCTCCTAATTTGACTTTGATTAGTAGGTGGTTAGTAGATCGGCTGGTAGCCGTCACACGATGCCTGCATGATGCGGAATTGCTCTGCTGCGATTTCGCAGTCCACGCAACGCCCGGTTTCGGGGACTAGGTGTCGGTCCCATTGGCAGTCGGGGCAGATGTCGGTTTCACCGGATTTGGTTGCTTCTTGGAGTAGGGCTTCGATGTTCACAGTGCGTCTTCTTTCTCTACTGCTTTGAGGAAGCAGATCGTGCAGAACGTGGTGGTAGCAACAAGTCCTTTTACGGACTCGCATTCGGTGCAGGTTGCTGCGTCGGCAGCGTGTGTGGCCTGTACCTTCTCTACGATTTTGGTGAACTCGTCGTTTGTCATGTCTGCTCCTGTTGTTGTGAGTTGGTTTATTTCTCGAAGACGAGTGGGCTGTACTCGCTGCCTGACAGAACCGGGTTGGCCTGACCGACCATCCAGTCCATAGCTGCTTGCCACTCTCGCTCGGTGACCTCGTGGGTCAAGCGCACGTTGCAGTTGGTTGGCTTGTGGAAGATGGTGTAGAAGGTCGATGTCATGTAGATAACCCTACAGCATGGGTATGACATTATCAAACCAATAATGCCCAATATGGAACATTTCTTCAGATTTCTTTTTCACCCCAAACACGCTCCCCCGCCAACGCAGTCGCATCCGGGTTCACATCCAACAACACCGAACCACGCCCCAACCGCTTCGCCGCAACCCCAGTCGTACCAGAACCACAAAACGGGTCCAACACAACATCACCCCGATTGCTAAACAACTCAACCACACGAGACAACAACGTCACCGGCTTCTGCGTAGGCCACCCAGTGCGCTCATGCGAGCTAGTCGAAATGAAAGAGATGTCCCACACATCAGTCATCAACTTCCCATCAGGATGAAACCCCGGCCTGCTCACATCAGTCCCCGGCGCATACGGCACACGCTGCGGATTGAACGTGTAACCATCACCCTTCGCATACCACAACAACGTGTCATGCTTCCTAGACAGATGCCGCTTCGACGCACCGCCAGAACGGTACGCCCACACAATCTCATTCAAGAAGTTCTGCTCCCCAGCGATGTCGTCCAAAGCGATCTTCGCTCTGTGCGCTGTCCGCCAATCCAAATGCAAGACCAGATTGCCGTTAGGCGAAAGCTGCTCCCAACACGCTTCAAGGCGTGGGGTAAGCCACCGGATGTAATCGCTCGTTGTGGCCCAGTGGTTGTCGGCCCATTCTCCGAAGTCTCTGCCTGTGTTGAACGGTGGGTCAGCGTAAACAAGTTGGACTGGTTCAAGTCCCAGTGATGGCAGGTTGATGCAGTCGATGTTATGAGTCGTGTGGTTCACCCTAACCCTCAACCTCAACTACAGGTTCAGGGTTTTCGATCTCGCCCCAGCCTGCCATTGTGGTCCACCACGCTTCACGCAAAGCTTCCTCCCACGACACCTTGCCATCCGAGTTCGCAACGATCTCACGAGCCAACCGTTCAACACCCATCAGTCGTCAAGGCTTTCGATGAAAGCGACAAGACCGATAGCTGCTTCGGCGTGCGACGCGTAACCCTCAGAAGCACCCTTAGTAATCGGTCCGTCAGCGTTCCGATAGTTCCACTGGTAGCGACCGTCGAACGTGATGAAACCTCGTGAGCGATCCTGTTGTTCCATCTTCGCCATCCTTCTTTCGATCTGGTCTTCCAAAACGTCTAGCTGTGCCATCGCGATGATTTCCATTTCAAGGTTCTCGTCGCGTATCGCTTCAAGGCGTTGGTCGTCAACCTTGTTCCACTCCTCCCGGAGTGTGTCGATGTTCCAGTCTCTCACCATCATCAGAATGCTCCTGCTGTGAGGAACACAAACTCAAGTGTCCCAACATTGTAGCCGTCGGCGTTGCCTCGTCCGATGAACTGCTCTGCGAACTGTTGTGCTTCAGCGGCGTTGGAGAAGAAACCGAGCGGCATGTCTGAACCGCTGACCCTCGCAGTGAAGTGAACTGCTGCTGGTTCGGATGGGAAGATTCCGTATGAGGGTTCCATCAGCCCGCTGCCGCTGTGAGAAACACAAAATCAAGTGTCCCGTTAGACCCTGAGTAGGGCATACCGCACGGAAAGAGCTGATCTGCGTACTGCGTAGCTTGGTCGGCATTGGCGAAGTAGCCTATTGGCACATCGAAACCGGCGAACGATGAGCCGCTAACCCTCGCTGTGAAATGCAATGTTGCTGTTGCTGTTGCTGTTGCTGAATATGCTGCTGTTTCCATTAGAAGATCACCTCGGTTACTGGAATCAAAAGTGAAGTGTTGCCGTTGATCGTGATGTCGATTGCACGCTCAACCTTCGCTCGTGCAGGTGCGCTGCGCTCCGCTGCGGCTTTGGTGTCGAAGACCCCGTACTCGCAGTTGGAGAACCAAACGTGAATGTCGTTTGACTCAATATCGAAGTGGCGGCTGACCTCTGTGGTCACTGTGAACCGTGGTGTGTTTACTTTGATCGTTGTCATCTTGCTTGCTCCTTGGTTGTGAACTTGGTTGTGATTGTAATGGGTGGGTGTGACACTTTGTCGTGCCACACCCGCTTGAGGTTTTAGTTGACGCACTCGGCGTTGGCCCGACGAGCGAAGTCAATCTCCGCTTGCGTGAATCCGGCGCAAGCTGCGATCTCCCGGTCGATGCGATCCGAGTGAATCGCTCGGGTGCAAGTTCCGCCGCTCATTGCGATGAACAGTGCGAACACTGTCTCCTGTGCGTTTGTCCGGCGCGTTGCAATCGCTCGGATGGCGAATGCCTCGTCGGTGTTGTTCGCAGCGGCATCCGCTGCGATGGTCGCACGGTTGCAGTAGTTGTTGTTGATTGTCTGGATGATCTCGGTCGATGTCATGTAGATCAAGTTACTGCACCTGTGGGACATTATCAAGTCAATAACCAAGATTGTTTGATATTTCTTTTTAGACGCTCAAACGCTTCCGCTGAAACTCAACATCACAACCATCAGTCAACCGTTGAGCAATCCGAATCACACGGTCAATCTCACGAACCATCTCCGGCCCACACTCAACCGCCGCCCGCGGATACTCGGCATGGTTCACGCCCAGTTCCTCGGTGGCCTTGACCATAAGGTCTAGTGCTGCAAGCCATTGCTGTGCAGGCGTGTAGTTGCTGCTCACTTCTTGTTCAGTAGTCATATGTTCAACAGTCTATAGAGCAGTGTGGACGCAAACCTTCGACGTACTGGGCGGCGTTCCGGTTCCGAGTGTCTAACTGTAAACCTGTGGTTGAGGTTGAGGGTTTGCCCAGCGTCGGGGTTGGTGGTGCGGGGGTGAAGTAGTGGTTGAGGGTTTAGGTTTGTAAACGAATCCAAAGAAAAGTTTAGTGGAAAGTCATTTAGCGTCCACACCGATCTATATAGTGAGTCGTACAACAACCAACAGCAACAACTAACACGGAGGCAATCACAATGGCAAACAACACAGACATCACAATCCTCGGCAATGGTGGAAGCGTCCACGCAAACGAGAAGCACGCCGGACCTGTTCCGTTTGAGCGGGTGCGTGACCTGTTCAACTTCACTGTGGAGTACACCCCGCTCTACACACACGACTCGGGTTCCGATTCGATGGTGGCGCTTGAGAACAAGCAAGCCATCCGCCGAACCGACACGGGCATGGTTCTCAACACGGTGTCCAAGTCACACGGACTTCACCAGTTCAGCGACGTACTCGTGGACAACCTGTTCACACTCTTGGATGCGTCCGACACCGACCTTCAGGTTTCGGGTGCGGGCCTGCTGAAGAACGGTGCGGTCGGATGGGTTCAGGTTCAGGCACCATGCTTGGAAGCCGGTGAGGGTGACGTTGCACCAACACTCACACTCGCATCCTCGCACGATGGTTCGCTTGCGACTTCATACCGGATGGGAATGTTCCGCTTCATCTGCTCAAACCAGATCGGCGCTCTCCGACGCAAAAGCGACAACGTGTTCAAGTTGCGTCACACGCTCAACTCGTCGATGAACTTCACGACCGCTCGCAACACTCTCGGTCTGATGTGGAAGCAGGCTGAGTCGTTCAACGAGGAAGTCAACACGCTAATCAACCTTTCGGTGACCGACACCGAGTTCTACCGGATCGTGAACCGCTTGGCTCCGATGCCACCTGAGTCCGCAACCGAGGCTGCTCGTACTCGTTGGGAGAACCGTGTGGAGTCGGTGTCCAACATCTATCGCAACGATGAGCGTGTCGGTGACTTCCGTGGAACCGGATGGGGAGTTGTGCAGGCGTTCAACACCTACCGTCAGCACGAGCGTCCGTTCCGTGCGAACGGTACTGCTGGTTCAACTTCTCGTCTTGGTCGCACGATGACTGACTTCCTGTCGGGTGCGATTGACCTTGATGACCAGAAGGTGACTCAGGCGGTGTTCGCTGAGTCTGCTCGTAACGGCTTGTGAGTTGTTGTTGGTGATGAGGGGACCGGGTAGCTCCGGTCCCTTTGTCGCGTGTCGGCTGGGTGTGCTGGCGGCTCCGATTTGGCGTGTGACAAGAGTCACACCATTTGGATTCGCATAATGTCAGACACCTGTAGTATCTTTATCTACATAAGGAAGTGAGCAGTACGAACCGGAGACACAACCGGGGGCGAATCGCAGCAAGACGCACAAAGCGTGTAGCGGATTCCGGGTGACACACCACCTCAAGGAAATGTGACGGTTGCACACTCAGCAACAGAAACAGCGAGTGCTAGTTAGATTCTGTTTGATACCAGAAGACGATTGAAGTGCAAGAAGTAGCCCTCGGGTGTAAGCCTTCCTCTCCTAAGACATCCTCAGTACGGCTTCCTCAACAGTAACTAGAATGACTCAAGTTGAAACTTGCGGTATCGGACCCAAGACGATTGAGGTGACCAAGTAGTCGAAAGACGTAAGCCTTGCTCTCCCAACACATCCCTAGTACGGCACCTCCGCAGCAACTTGAGTGGTTGGTCAGTGGAATCGTCTGGAGACAGACAGGCACACAGAGTCAAGTGAAAGCGTCGTCAAGAGCGTAATCACCGAAGCGTATTCGGTCGGGGAGCAAGGCAGCCCGATGTTGCGTCACAGGGATAGAAACTTGCAGCTCTTATTCAGAACATCGGTTTCACTGACCAACCAAAAGAAATATCAAACAATCTTCTGTTTCGACTTGCGGACTGTAGTCGTATCGACTACTGTCTTGTGTGTGGGGGAGCAACAGCCTCACAACAGCAACTTGAAAACAGAGACAAGCTTGAGCGGCTAAGAGATCAGCAAGGCCCCCACGCAAAGAACGGGACATTCCAAACCGGTAACAACGTGACAAACCTTCAACAGACTCTTAGCTCTCAAGAAAGCAATGAGCGTCTTATAGGTCGCTCACGCAATTAGCAGCACCAGTCAAAGTTCAGCAGATGTCCGCAAGTCGGAAACTGTCGGCAGCGGCGACTGGCAGTAGGAACCTGAGTTAGGTACCTGAACAGCAGCTACGACAGTGCGGAAACCAAGATGGTTCCGGGGTTTACGAGTTCTCCTCGAACGCTGCGGATCGAAACTGGAAGGGTGATAAACACTGAAGTCTTTAGCTGACACCGATCCATACCGCCCTACGCTAATCAAACGGACTAATTACCCGGAGCGTGAGTAACCTATAAGGCATTCAATGCCAAGCGATCTTGACCGGACGGCCATTAGGCGACAGCAGAAATGCTGTTCATTGCGAAACGGTCAAGTACTGAATCTTGATGAGATATGCGGAGTTCGTCGGGTCACTCCCAAACGATCCAAGCGTCAACTCAAGATTCAAGGGGAGTCCGGTTAGGCCGGTATTCCGCAGACAAGCACCTAGCCCGCGTGTCGTGCGCAAGGGAGAGACCGCCGCTGGACTGTAGCCCGGAAAACCGGATTCCCCACACATTCGTTTAGATCATTCCAACTAGAGAAAGCAGGTGCAGTTTGAGCAACACCGCCGACTGGCGGAGAGCAGAAGGGTGAGTCCACACCGGAAGTTGACCTACCGGACCGTTGAGCTTGACGGTGAAATGGGCGTGTGGCATCCAATGGAGCTTGACCAGTCATTCAGTGCCAGTCGTGAAGGCTGGGGTTGGTGCCGAAAAGAAATATCAAACAATCTTGATTATTGACTTGACATGTGTAGTCGCATCGACTATCTTTATGGGGGTAAGGCAATACAACCTAAAGAACCGGAACGACCGGGGAGCATGGCGGCTAGGGTCCGCACACCAAAGACTCTCAAGTACAGGAATCAAGTTCTTAGATGATGAACTTGGAACCGCAGAAGTACCGGGCTGATCGCCAAGTGAAGCGCCCTACGGCACACAGAGATGTGCTTATGAAGGTGGTGGATGGATGTTGACATAGCGCGAGTGAATGCGGAGAACGGTGAAAGCAACTAGTTCTGAGGTGAAGCGGTGCGTGCGCACAATCCGTGGAGTAGTAAGAACGAAAGCAAGTAGCCGGTCCAAGAGCATCTTCTAAGAACTTGATTCGTAGGACCGTTGAGTTAGCGGGAAGATATACTTCCCGCCAGTTAGCCATTCCCTACCCGGTGGAGCGTTGTTGGTGCATCTCTCCCCTCCCGGCTAGGTAACGAGCTTCTGATGTGAAGCGAAGATGGGCGCGTTGTTGGTGCATCTCTCCCGCCGCTCTTCCTGCTAACTCAACGGTTCTGCGATCAACAAGCAGTACAGGCAAAAAGCAGCACAGGGAATATCGCCTGAAACAAAGTCCCGCCGCTGAACGAATCTTCCGGTGTTCCAAGGGTTGTAGACCTCGGGTGACAGAAGATAGGAACCCACCTGCAAGGGCGGTTGCAGGCACCCCCAATGGTGCAAAAATTTGGCGGTATCAACCGATGCCGACAGAAGGACGTATTGCCTTCTCGGTTAGTCAGCAAGATGGCTTCAGCCCCTCCACAACGGAGGGGCTTCTTGCATTTTTAGTTGAAGTTGAACGCACCGATAGTTGAGTTAGCCGCAGACCCGATACGAGACTTCGACCTGTTCGTCTTCTTCGAGATGTCCGCCCACGCCCAGTACGCTGCGTCAACAAGATCGTATGGTTTGATCTTAGGGAAACGCATGAGTCCAAGTTCTAACACTTGGTGTGTGCCAAGGAGATGCCTGATCTGGTTCCGTTCGTAATCGACAAGCATCCGTTGCGCACGAGCCATCTTCGATCCATGCCCTGCGCCTGCTTTCGCTGAAGCGAACCGTGGTGCTGATCCTTCAAGTTCCCCTGCGTCACGCAAGTTCTCGCAAGCCTGATGGTAAACCGTTTGCCATGTATCGCCGCCTTGGTCGGATTCAACTCCGAGCGTGTCGGCGTTCCATTGAAGAGCGATTCTGATTCCACGCATCACAGCGTCAAGTGGTGTGGTGCGCCCCTCCCATGACCAAAGACGGTAGATCAAACCGTCGGAACCCAGCCCATCGCATTGGATGCCTTGGCAGTCTGATTGGTCGTTTGAGGTGACAGCAGGGTCCAACCAGACGACTACGCGTTTCATAACTGGTAGTTCTGCTTCGGTGACATGAAGGTTCGGCCAGTTGATGTGGTCGAACATCCCGCCGGTCATCGTGACTGTCGCGTGTTGGCACTCTGCGAGGAACGCTGTTAGTCCGATGTCGTTGAGGAGCGCTTGTGACGATTCGAGTGGCTGGCCTTCCCATGCCGCTTGCCCTGTGACGATGTTGAACAAGCCTTCTTGTTCTACCCATTCAAGGTTCCATACTGATGGGATTGGCCCGGACACAATTCGGTCACGGAGAAAGTCTGCTCGTCCGTCTGCGAGTCGTGCGAAGATGGAGTTGTCGTGGACCTTGTTCTGGATGGCGATAACAGCGCAAGCGTTTGATCCCGCTGGGAGAAGTTTGCGGGTGATGGTTCGGATCTTTTTGTCTGTGGCTGATGGCCCGTCGGATTCGCTGTCGATGTCATCGAAGACCATTAGGTCGGGTCGCAGGTTTTCGAGTTTGATGCCTCGTGATGCTGAGTCAAGTCCTACAGCGTCAACGGTGAACCCGGTTCCGGTTCGGATTCGGTTGCGCCGCCAACCTTTTGCTGATCCGAACTTACCCATCATTCGTTCGCCTAGTTCGGGGTATGCGAATCCGATTTCGGTGTCTTCGAGTAGTGATGCGATGTTGGCAACGTGGTCGTCTGCCTGATCTTGTGTTTCGCTGACGTATAGGCAGTAGTGGCGTTTCTGTCGTGCGCCGAGAGCGACGACGCACATCTCGGCGCTGGTACTCTTTGCGCCGCCTCGGGGCCAGATAGCGACGAACGGTCGGGGTCGTTCACCTGTTTCTACTTCCCATGCCCAGTTCCAGAATTGTTTGTGGTGGTCACCGAATGGGGCTGATGCGTAGCCGGGGGCCATTCCGAGTAGCCATGTTTCCCAGTCGTCGGTGGTGACTGCTGCGTCGATTAGGTATAGGCGGTATTGCTCGCGTTCGTGGTCTGTTGCGAGTGCAAGTAGTTCCGATGGGATTACTACGAGTGGTTCCACATGTTTAGGGTAGCCGTTGTGTGGTGTTTGGTGCTGAAAGAAATCTTGATATTTGTTTGATATTGACTTGATTCTGTAGTTCATATGACTATACTAGGGGTATGACACAGACCGAGATTCACATAGCAATCGCAATCGTAGGAAACATCGCAAGCGTAGGAATGCTCTGCTGGAGAATATGGGTCGAAGGATGACCACAATCATCGGACACGAAGTCCGCAACATGGAACGAGCCGACCTAACCGGAGTGAACCTCTACGGGGCAGACCTATCCGACACAAACCTAATGGGAGCCGTTCTGTTCGGAGCGAACCTGACAAACGCCGACCTATTCGGATCGAACCTCATCGGAGCCGACCTCATCTGCGCAAACCTGCATAACGCCGACCTACGCAGAGCCGACCTACGCAGAGCGAACCTCACGAACGCACACCTATTCGGAGCAAGCCTATTCGGAGCTGATCTGCGTGGGGCGATACTGGATCATGCGATATTGCCAGAAGGCATCGTCATCATTGACGGCAGAGTGGTTTATGTGGAGAAAGAAATCTGAACACCCATCTGGTACACTTGCCGCTACCGGGTCCAAAACACTCATGGGGTCGGTAGCCCAATACGCGAAGAAGCCGGACGATTAGTACTCGCCCGACTCTTCTAAGACACCTCCGCCATACCCATTTGGCGTGTCAGTTCCTGAGTCCAAGCATACAGCACTTGGTCAAGGTTGCACACTTCGGGTCCGGCAGGGAAGGACTGAAGTGACGATCAGAGTTGAACACCGCAAACAGTTCACAGTCATTGACTCACGGACTATCAACGATGAAGCCTTGTCGTTGCGTGCCACTGGGCTGCTCGTGTGGCTTTTGGACAAGCCTGATGGTTGGCGGATCAACTCAATAGAGATCAGTAAACGATGCAAGGAGGGTCGTGATGCTGTTCGTGCTGCGTTAGCGGAGCTTGAAGAAGCTGGCTATATCACGCGTGAAAAGTATCGTGGCCCGGATGGGCGTTGGGTGAATGAAGCTGTGGTTCGGGAGCGGCCACTGGTCGAAACAGACGACGACTTATCTGATAGTCATATTGACCGGGGACTGGAAACCCGTCGCCGGATAACCGGAGCCGGAGAAACGGGTTCCGGTTTTTCAGGCCCTATTATCAGTACTAAGAGTCAAGACTATAAAAAGACTATAAAGACTTATGTCAACGAAACAGAAAACGCGGAAACGGAATCCGTTTCTTTACCGCCTCGTTCTGAACTTCAACTCGTTGACGCAGGGCAGATAACGAAAAACGCGGGGACGGCGGAGCGGGTGATGGAAGCGTGGGTGCTGGCGACTGGGCGCGCACCGGGGAAAGTGAAGTTGAACGCGAAACGGAGGTCTGCTGTTGCTGCCCGTTTGCGCGAGGGTTACACCGAGGAGGACTTGGTGGCTGCTGCACGGGGGATTGCGTTGTCTGCGTGGCATACAGGGGATAACCCTGATGGGAAGAAGTTTGATGATCTGCTTGTTGCGATCAGGGATGGTGAGCGGGTTGAGCGGTTTAGGGACATCTTTGAGGCTGGAGGGGAACGCGGGAAGATGTCGGCTACGGATCAGGTGATGGCTTTGTACGCTCAGGAGCAGGGATGAACCTTGGTGAGGCAGGGCAGGTTGTCCGGTTGTTGGAGTTTGGGTGGTCGCAGAAGTTCCCTCCTGAGATGGCGTTGATCTATGTGGAGTGTTTGAGGGGTCTTCCGTTTGGGCCAACCAATATGGGTGTTCAGGCAATGTTGAGGACTGAGGAGTTCCGTCCGTCTGTGGCTGCTGTGTGTCGTGCTGCTACTGGAGCGCCGGATGAAGCTGCGGCGTTGGCTGGTGCCGAGCGCTGGTTGGCTTATCGGGAGCAGATGCGGTTTGTGAATGGTTCGGGGCATGTTCCCGTCCGTCCTGTCGTGCATGATCTGGTCATTGAGTCGTGTGCTGGTTTGTCTGCGGGGATGTTTGGTTGGCAATCACGGTTCAAGGGTTCGTATGAAGCGCTGGTTCAGGGCAAGTTGTCCGGGTTGAAGGAGTTGGAAGCATGAAGGAACAATCGCCGCCGTATGACGAGCAGGCTGAGGAAGCGCTTGTTGGTGCGATGATCTTGAATAACGAGGCTATCGGTGAGGTATTGCCGCTGTGTTCCGCTGAAGACCTCTACACGCCTCGTCTGAGGGTGCTGTATGCGACGATTGCGGGGATGTATGGGCGTGGGGAGCCTGTGGACGCTACGACGCTTACGGGGGCGCTCACGCTGTCTGAGGGGGAAGGCGCTTATGGGGGTGCTGCGGGGATTATGTCATTGGTGGCGAACGCTGGGTTCGTGTCAAACGTGTCTGCGTATGCGACAAGGGTTGTGAAGTGCGCTGCGTACAGGAAGCTGATTAGCGCTTGCAAGGAAATAGGGGAACGGTCTTACGGGCAGGACGGTGATCCATCTGAGCTTGGTGACATGTTGAATGCTGCGGTGCTGGATATTCATAAGTCGGATGTGGTTGAGGTGCCGGGGGATGTGTGGACGATTGACGGGTTCTTGGATCGGCCTGTTTCGGAGCGTCCTGCTTGGGTGATTCCGGGTTTGATGCGTGTCGGGTGGCGGGTGATGGTTGTTGCTCAGGAGGGGATCGGTAAGACGGTTCTGCTGCGGCAGTTGGGTATTGCTGCTGCGCAGGGGATTCATCCTTTGCGGTTCACGCCGATACCGCCTTGTAGGACGCTGATTGTTGATCTTGAGAATCCTGATGATTCGATTATCGACGTTTGTAATCCGATCAGAACACAAGTTGGTTCGGTTGCTGAAGAATACGATCCTGATAGAGCATGGCTATGGCACCGGCCCGGTGGTGTGAATCTGCGGTCAAGGCGTGACAGGTCTGAACTGGAAGCTGTGATCGCCCATGTGCGCCCCACACTCGTTTGCTTGGGGCCGATCTACAAGGCGTACCGGGTGGAAGCACGAGAATCCGATGAGCAGGCTTCTTCTGAGGTGATGTCTGTGTTTGACGATCTGCGTGTCCGTTACGGGTTCGGGCTGATCCTTGAGCATCACGCACCGAAAGGGTCAGGCGGTACTCGTGACTTGATGCCGTATGGTTCGAGCCTGTGGTTGCGGTGGCCTGAGATCGGGTTGAAGCTGGAATCGAAAGAAGATGGCAATGAGATCATGCAGGTTGGGCGTTGGCGTGGCGACCGTCTGGAGAATGATTGGCCTGATGTGATTGAGCGTTCCACACCGTGGCCTTGGAAAGGTGTTTGGGAACTAGACTCGGGATGGCAACAACCGAAAGACCATTGGGATGAAGAGGTGCCGTACTGATGGACTCTGAACAGCAGACAAGGGTACGACTATGAGTAATGGGCGAGAGTGGGACTATGAACAACAGTCAAGGATATTTGACGAGATGACCGGTGAAAGCTTTCCTGCTGCCACGCCTTCCCCCCTGAAAAGGGAAACCCCCGCTGGGGCGAAGATGGCTGTCTCATTTTTCACTGTCTTCGCAACATGGTTGTTTGTTATAGCCATGTTGATGCCTGCGGTGTGGTTGGTGTGGACTGTTGCGAAGTGGATGTTTAGTTTCTGATGCCTTGGGATATTGTTGGTAACGATCAGGGTTGCCCGGTATCTACCCCGTGGGGTGTTCGTTTAGAGACAGGTCGGTTGTTGTCGTGTCATGGGTCGAAGCGTGATGCGTTAGCTCAGGTGGCTGCGTTGCACGCTAATGAAAACCTTCAGGGCCGTTTGTCTGGCGCTGCGCTATCGGCGCTCGCTGCTTATGTTTCGCTTGCTGATCTGGACTTGAATCCTACGGACGCGATGGTTGCTGAAGCTGAGAGGGGTTTGGCTTGGCGGGCTGAGTTCAAGCGGGGTGGCACTGCGGTTGGTGTTGCACGAGCGCGCGATATTTCCAATAGGGTTCGGTTGTCACCTGACACTGTTCGCAGGATGGCATCGTTCTTCGCTCGGCATGAGGTTGATAAGGATGCTGAAGGGTTCCGTCGTGGAGAAGAAGGTTACCCATCGGCTGGGCGTATCGCTTGGGCGTTGTGGGGTGGCGATCCGGGTAAGACTTGGGCAGATGCACGCCTTAGACAGATCGAATCTATCTGATGGCCGGGTCGTATCTGTTATCTGATGCTGACCGTGCGTTGTGGAATTATAGGGTTGGGCGTGCTATTGGCTTTGCGTTTGATGATGTGAGAGCGAAGTTGAGGGCGAGAGTCACGAAGTCTGATGGGATGTATGAGGACTTGTGGGATCAGGGCTGGTGGGTTGAGGCTGTTGATTCTGAAGTGAAGCCTGTTTTGGATCGGATGTATCGGGAGATTGCTCGTGATGCTGCGATTGCTTTGGGGTTGGTGTGGTTGTTGCGTTCTAATGTTGTGGAGAGTGCGGCTGAGGAGATGTTGGCTGCACGGATGGTTGTGATTTACAAGGTTGGCGCAACTGTTGATGGGCGGGTTGCGGTTGCTTCAACGGAGGCATCTGGTCAGGCTCCGGGTTGGCTGTTAGACCGGCTGGGGTTGTTTGATGGTGGTGTGTCTGGACCGTTGTCTCAGGGGGTGGCACGGGTTATGACTGTTACTGAAACGAACAGCGGGTTGAACGCTGCGGCTGGTTCTGCTTTTGATTTGTTGGCGGAGTTGGACGATGTTGATATTCCTGATGAGTTGATCGCTGTTGGTGTTGAGGGGTCGAAGGTTTGGATTTGCCAGTTGGTGGATAGTAGGGAGTCTCATGCTGCTGCTAATGGGCAGGTGGTGGGTCCGGGTGAGTTGTTTGTTGTTGGTGGGTTCTTTGCTGAGTATCCGGGGGATATTGCTTTGCCTGCTGCTGAGTCAGTGAATTGTCAGTGTGTGGTTGAGTACACGGTTTTGGGGTTGTAAAGAAATCCGAAAACTATTTGCAAATAGACTTGATAACTGTAGAACCATCAACTACAGTCAAAGACACATAGGAACGCAAGCCCGGTTGTCGGGGGTTGAGCATCAAGAAGCTCCCCCTTACGCACCGGGCTTCTTCCATTTTACGGTGACCCCACAACTCAGACCCAGCGGTCAACGACCTTTAGACTTCTTCGCCCGTAACGCTGCACGCCGCTGCTCACGGTTCTGTTTCACAGGACGGTTCCGCCGCAACAACTCGGTAGCCGCTTTATAAACGTCAAGCATCGGGTTATCAACCGGAGGGTCAACCTCTACAGGAGGTTCAGGTTCCACTACGCATCAAGAGATGCAAGAGCTGCTGCGATGCGTTGAGCAACAGTCAGTTCAACCGGAGGCTCAACTGCCGCATCGTACTCAACAGCCGCTACTGCTGCTTCAACAGCGATGTCGCTCGGCGGGCGAGGCGCATCTGCTACAGGCTGCACTTCAACCGGGTTCAGTTGAAGCGGCTTAGGCTCAACCACCGGCGCTGCTTCCAAACGCATAACGAGTGAACGCAACACTGCGGATCGCGACTCGCCCTTCGCTTTAGCCCAACCGTCAAGAAGTGCGATCTGGTTTTCGCTCAGACTGAACGAGTAGGTCTTGAGTGGTTCGTCTGTTTTGAGGGGACGGCCTGACTTGCGTTGCTTCATTGGTTGTACTGTTTCTGATTCCATACTTCAACAATAACATTCTCTATGGACGCAAACAGGAAACTGGTGGTGGTGGCCCGATGGTGGTCAAAAAGAAATCTGAGATTGTTTCGTTATTGACTTGCGCACTGTAGTAAACCCTGATACGGTAATGGGGGTAGCGAGTACCTGCGCAAAGCGGTCAAGTCCGGGAATGAAACCGGGAACGGACGGCCTAGCCACTAGCTACAAAGCAACTGAGCGAAGCACTGAAGTTCCGTAGGAACGAGGATAGAGAAGCTCAAGCTACAAAGGACCGGAGAAGTGAGCGACAGAGAAGCTCCGCAGGAGCGAAGCACTGAAGCACAGACTTCCGGTCCTTTCGCATTTACTGAAACCCGATACCGGCTTCGCCCAGCCGTGACGGGACTGGACCAAGCCGCTTATTCAGTCTCAGTCAGAGAAGCCTTTATAAGCACAACAGAGTCAAGAATCAAAGCGGCGACCTTCAACGCGTCTTCAGGAGATACAACAAAGTGGAACGCACCTCCCTCATAAGAGTTATGCGCAGAAATCAACACAGACAAGTAGGTTCCAACCCCGTCATCCTCTAAAGACGTAACCGTCCCTATACCTACCTCATCAAGCTGATAAGGGTCTTCAGGGTAGTCAAACGATTCTTCATCCATCCGTAAACCATAACTGCCCATATAGACATATTCGGGTCTAACCCCACAGGTAGCATCTCCTACAACAAGGAGGTTGGTCGTGAAGAACAAATTCAAGTTAGCGCCTGACACGATTGAAGAGGCATTGCTAAACGCAGAGAACGAAGGGCATGGCGTTATCCTTGCGTTGAATCAAACGAATCTTTACGGGGTCGAAGGGCAACTGATGGGCAAAGTTGGTGGGGTAATGAATGTGTCGTTCACTGCCGTTCAGGTATCAGAAATACTCTTATTAGCCTACGAGGAAGACGCTGCCGAATGAGCAGATGTGCTGTACCGGTATCGGTCGCCAGTAGGGGGTATCGGTCGCCAATCTTGGGCGGTCGCCAATGGGCGGTCGCCAAGCCTAGACGGTCGCCAATGAACGGTCGCCAATGAAGGGTCGCAAACTCAGACCACGTTCTGAAAAACGTTCAACACTGATGAAAGAAACAAGGGTTCCTCTTATCCAATCACTAATCAAATCAGGTATAGGTTGCCTGATTTGCCCGCTGTTACAAGACGAGTCAATACGAACTCAATGCGCAGGAATCCAAGGTTTACACGAACGACGTAAACGATCAGCAGGTGGAAGCCTTATCAACCCGAATAACCTGATCCCTGCATGTAACTGGTCAAACGGGTTCATCGAAGACAACCCAAAACTGATTCGTGACCTGTTTGGTCAAGTATTAGTTGTTCGTGAAGGAGATGAAGAATGGGAACAGTTAGGTTCACGCAATGACAGATACATCAACTGATCGGATTTGGTTTGATACGAAACGGCGAAGCAACCGAAAGTGGGTATGGGTTGTTTGGCGTGGACCACGAATCGTGAAAAGCGGTATCTGCAAAACCAGAGGACTCGCAACACTCCTCGGGGCTTTCAACGCGTTCAGAACGGATAACAATGCGACTTACGAATGAAGAGAAAGCATTCCGAGAGATCACCGAGAAAGACCTACAAAACCGGATAATGACTTTCGCCCGTTTATACGGATGGCGTGTCGCACACTTCCACGATTCACGACGACAAGTCTCAGCAGGCGTTTTCGTCGGTGACGCAGACGCTAAAGGGTTCCCCGACCTCGCGCTCGTCCACCCGCGTTTCGGTTTCGCATGTCTTGAACTCAAACGGGAAGTCGGTCGTCTTTCCGTCGAACAACGTGAATGGCTAGACGATCTGGCTGCTGCCGGGGTTTCGGCTCTGGTTGTGCGCCCGTCGATTGAGCTTTTGGTTTGCGGGTGGTTATCACGGGGGTTTCCTGCTGCGGGGACGCTTTCGCCTTATAGGTAATCCGAATTAGAAAATTCGCGCTGGCCCGCCGCCCCGCCGCCCCCTAGAAAACTCGCGCTGGCTGGGCCGCCGTTTATCCGGGGCCGGACTGGGCCGGACTGGGCCGCCCACCCGCCCGGAAATTCGCGCTGGCCGCCGCCGCCCGCCGCCCGGAAAACTCGCGCTGGCTGGGCCGCCGCTGCCGCCCGCCCGCCGCCGCCCGCTTGGGGCTGGGCTGGGCTGGGCTGGGTTATCCACAGGCTGTGGATAAACCTGTGGATAAACCTGTGGATAACTCTGGGGATAACCGGATCGAACAGGTGTTCTGTGGATAAACCTGTGGATAACTTGTGGATAACTTTGATCGAACATTCGTTTGGGGAACGGGTGTTCTGTGGAAAAAGTTGTGGAAAACCTGTGGAAAACCTGTGGAAAACTTTTGGCTGTTTTTGGCTCGTCTGGTTGGTGTGGTTGGGGATAACTCGCGGGCGTTTTCGTGTTGGTCGTTTTGGAATCGACCGCGCGCGCTAGTGGCGGTTTTCTGTCACGAGTTCGGCAGATGTTTTGCATGAGCCGAGAGCGCCACACGAGCCGACCATGAGAGAGCCGAGAGCGAGAGAGCGAGAGCAACCACGAGCCGACCACGAGCCGACCACGAGAACGAGCGCGCCATGAGAGAGAGAACACGAGCCGAGAGAGAACAGAGAGCGCCACGAGAACAGAGAGCAACCACACGAGCCACGAGAGCGCCACACGAGAGCCGAGAGCAAGAGAGAGCGCCACGAGCCACGAGCCGACCACGAGAGCGGCATGAGAGAGCGAGAGCGGCACAAGAGAGAGAGAACCATGAGAGCGCCATGAGAGAGCCATGAGAACACGAGCCGAGAGCCGACCATGAGAGAGCGAGCCGAGAGCCAAAACGACCGTTTTGGGCTGATTCCAAAAGATTTCTTTTGGTGCAAAACCCCCTAGTTCTAGGGGTAAAACCGCTGTTCCAAAAAGAATCTCGCATTTTGCTATTGCTTATGTGTGGAATCTTTGCTTTGATGTAGTCACACCAACAACACGAGCCGAGCGGCTCGGGAAGAGAGAGCAGAATGAAAGCACATCCGGCACACCTAGCAAATCGGGCAAAGCTTGCTAAGAAGATGGCGACAGAAATCGCCACTATCGGCAAAAACCCCGAGTACTTGACCGATTCTGAGTGGACTGAAATCGCCAAAAACGCTGGCGGCAAATCGGTTCCGTCAGTTTCGACTAGGGCGCTAGTCATGGAAATCGCTGAAGCGGCTGAAGCGGCTGAAGCGGCACCAAAATACGTTGATCTCAACTCTTACTATGTTGAAGAGTTCTGTCATTCACGAACAAATCAATGGGGTGAGGTTGAATACGACTGAACCACACGAGCCACGAGCGCCGACCAAAAAGGTCGGCGCTCATTCTCGTTTTTGCGAGCGCCACACGAGCGCCACGAGCGGCTGGGAGAGCCACGAGAACGAGAGCGGCACGAGAGCCGACCACGAGAGCCGAGAGCGGCACCACGAGCCGACCATGAGCGGCACGAGCGAGAGAGCAACCACGAGCCGAGAGAGCCACGAGAGAGCAACCACGAGAGCGGCATGAGCCGAGAGCAAACACGAGCCACGAGAGCGGCACGCGCCGCTGGGTATCTGCCACGAACACGAGCGGCACACGAGAGCAACCATGAGCGAGAGCCGAGAGCCGACCACGAACCACACGAGAGCGGCACACGAGCGCGCTGCTGGGCGAGAGCGGCACACGAGCCGAGAGCGAGAGCCGAGAGCGAGAGCGGCACCACACGAGAGCCGAGAGAACCATGAGCCGAGAGCCGAGAACGAGCAACACGAGAGAACGAGCGAGAGCGCGAAAACTGCCGTTTTGGAGCGATTCCAAAATATTTCTTTTGGTGCAAAACCCGCTAGTTCTAGGGCGAAAACCCCGGTCGAAAAAAGAATCTCGTGTTTTGCTATTGCGTATCTTTCAAATCTTTGCTTTGATGTAGTCACACCAACAACACGAGCGGCACCAACTGCTCGGGAAATGAGAAAAGAAAATGTACGAACTACTGACAGCCTGCACGTTTGCCCAAACAATGCGCACACTTTGCAACTGGCCGATCAACGCATCCTACGCACTGTTTGAGCTTATCGAAGCGGCAGAAGAAGAAGGCCAAGGGGTTGAATTCGATCCAATCGCATTCGATCAAGAATGGATGTTTGCGGCAGACTTGGAAGAGATCAACGAGAACTACGGCGAAAATTTCGACTCGCTTGACGCTCTCAACGATATGACTTTTGCAGTCGAATTTTGCGACGGGATTCTGTTCCAAGCGTTCTAGAAAACGAGCAACGAGCGCCGACCAAAACGGTCGGCGCTTGTTGCCGTTTTTGGCACGAGCCGAGAGCGGCACCACGAGCGCTGGGTGAGAGCCACGAGAGAGCCGAGAGCGGCACGAACGAACACGAGAGCGCCATGAGCCGAGAGCAACCACGAACGAGCAACCACGAGCCACGAGAGAGCCACATGAGCCGACCACGAACGAGAGCGGCACCATGAGCGCCACGAGAGCGCCACACGAGCCACGAGAGCGAACAGAGAACACGAGCGCCGACCACGAACCACGAACGAACACGAGCGGCACCACACGAGCCACACGAGCGCGCTGCTGGGTGAGAGCCGAGAACCACGAGCGGCACGAACCACGAGCCACACGAGAGCCACGAGAGCGGCATGAGAACGAGCGCCACACGAGAGCGCCACGAGAACCACGAGAGAGCCACACACGAGCGCCACGAGCCACGAGAGCGGCACTAGGACGAACCACGAGCGAGAGCGCCATGAGCCGACCACACGAGCGCCACACGAGCCGAGAGAACGAGAGAGCGAGAACCACGAGAACACGAGCGGCACAAGAGAGCCGAGAGCGGCAAAACGTCCGTTTTGGACGTATTCCAAAATATTTCTTTTGGCGTGAAAACCCCTAGAACTAGCGGCAAAACCCCGGTCAGAAAAAGAATCTCGCATTTTGCTATTGCGTATAGTCAAAATGTTTGCTTTGATGTAGTCACACCAACAACACGAGCGGCACGAGCCGCTCGGGAATGAGAGAAAAAAATGAAGCTGTCAGACATCATCACCATCCGAGTTTGCCTCAACTGCCTCCAAATGATCGCTGATGGCGATGACTCGGGAATGAGCGAAGCCGATTCGATTGCATGCCAAAAAGGGATCGAAGAACTAAGCAAGGATTTTGATCTGGTTCCGGCTTCGGATTGGTTCTCGGGATCATTCAGCCGCAACTTGTGCGAATGTTGTGACGCTCTCGCCGGAGATCGGGAAGAACTCCAACTACTGCCAAAACGAGAGGATCAACTAGGCTAGAACGAGCGAGAGCGAGAGCCGACCAAAACGGTCGGCTCTCGTTCTAGTTTTTGGATCCAACGAGAGAGCGCCACGAGCGCCACACAAGACTGGGCGAGAGCCGAGAGCGGCATGAGCCACGAGCGGCACCACACGAGCCGAGAGCGGCACGAGAGAGAGCGAGAGCAAGCACACGAGCCGAGAGCCGAGAGAGCGGCACCACGAGCCACGAGAGCGCCACGAGCGGCACGAGCGGCACGAGAGCCGACCACGAGAGAGAACGAGCCGAGAGCGGCACCACACGAGCGCCACACGAGCGCTGGGTGAGAGCGGCACGAGCCGACCATGAGCCGAGCGCCGACCACGAGCCACGAGAGCGCGCGAGAGCGCTGCTGGGTGAGAGCGCCGACCACGAGCCGAGAGCCACGAGCGCCGACCACACGAGAGCGCCATGAGCGGCAAGCGAGAGCCGAGAGCGAGAGCGGCACGAGAGCAACATGAGCGGCACCACGAGAGCCGAGAGCAACATGAGCCGAGAGCGCCAAAACGACCGTTTTGGAGCGATTCCAAAATATTTCTTTTGGGGCAAAACCCCCTAGTTCTAGCGGCTAAATCGCTGTCAGAAAAAGAATCTGGTGTTTTGCTATTGCGTTCTGTTCCAATCTTTGGTTGAATGTAGTCACACCAACAACACGAGCGGCACGAGCCGCTCGGGAATGAGAGAAAAATCATGGCAATCCACGAAGTACTCGCCAACCAAATGACCGCACACGAGCTACTGCTCAACATCCGTTCGATCGGCTACTACACAACAACAAACAACGTACATGGAAATCCTCGCCGGGTGTTCGTTGGTTACAACGAGAACGGCACGAAAGTCATCACAACTGACGAAGGATACGCCGGAACGCCTAAGTGGGTTCGCACTCTCAACGCTCAAGGTGTTGGCACTCACACTTTGGCGGTTGAGCCGAAAACGTACAACGCTCTTGTGCGCGAAATTCCAGCGCTTCAGCGGGCAATCACTGCCGAGCTAAAAGCAATATTCAAGGACTGACGAGCCGAGAACGAGAGCCGACCAAAACGGTCGGCTCTCGTTCTAGTTTTTGGGGAGAACGAGAACGAGCGGCACGAGCGGCACGAGCGGCACGAGCTGCTGGGTGAGTGCCATGAGCGAGAGCCACGAGCCACGAGAGAGAACGAGAGCGGCACCACGAGCGAGAGCCAACGAGAGCCGACCACGAGCCACGAGAACGAGCGAGAGAGCGCCACACGAGAGCGAGAGCCGAGAGCGAACAGAGAACACACGAGAGAGCCATGAGCGCCGACCACGAACGAGAGCGCCACGAGAGCCACGAGAGCGAACGAACACGAACGAGAGCCACACGAACCACGAGCCGAGAGCGGCACGCGCTGCTGGGCCACGAGAGCGGCACACGAGAGCCGAGAGAGAGCCACACGAGCGGCACACGAGCCACACGAGCGAACGAGCCACACGAACACGAGAGCCGACCACGAGCCGCACACGAACACGAGCCAAGAGAACGAGCGAGAGCGGCACGAACGAACCACGAACAGAGAGAGCCGACCACGAGCCGAGAGCGAACACGAGCGGCACGAACGAGAGAGCCGAGAGCGCGCCGACCACACGAACGAGAGCGAACAGAGAGAGCCGATAGCGCGCGCCTACTGTCTCACCTATTGCCACAACATGAGAGCCACATGAGAGCGAGAGCGAGAGCCGAGAACGAGCCGAGAACAAGAGAGCGAGAGCCGACCACGAGCGCCGACCACGAGCCGAGAACAGCGAACAAGGTTGGGGATAAACCTGTGGACAAACTGTGGATAACTTTTGCCTGTGGAAAACCTGTGGAAAACTTTTCTGTGGATAAAGCTGTGGACAACCTGTGGACAACCTGTGGACAACTTTTCCGAACAAATGTTCGTCGAACAGGTGTTCTGTGGATAACTCTGTGGAAAAACCTGTGGATAACTTTTTGGAAAAGTTGACAACTTGAAACTCCCAATCTTTTTTTGTGGGTTCTTTTTGAGTCCGGG